AATAATATTAACCTTAATCTCATTGATAGACTGACCCTGTGTTGTGATATCTTGCTTATCACCTAACCCATTAAGTCGAGCTGTCAAGTTAGGAGCTTTGTACTTGCCTGTCATGGTTCCTGATACTTGGTCAGTTTCCCATTCAGTCCTTATGCACGTTATGACTCCCATATATTCAGAATATAACTTATCCTGATTATCCAAATATTGCTTCACTAAAAAGCCATAATTCCTATAGACAAATGACTCAAAGCCACTTCTAAGATACGGTTTCTTTTTAGCTATATGAACTATCTCACCTGTTTTAATATTAACAATTTCCTCCATTTCGGGGTCTTTGTCAACTGACTTTTTATACTCATCCCACATTTGCAGGAGTTTCTCAGGTGACTCAACGTACTTATGCTTGCCCATCTTGAGCAGGTTTTTTCTTACGTTTCTTTTTAGGCTTAGGTTCTACCTCTACTGACTCAGCAGGAATAGGTGGCTCAACTGCCTCATACTTGATAACTGTAGGTACTTCCTCAAAGATATATCCAAGTCCTATAGATTGGTAGTACTTAACTTTGCTAATGTCTATCTTAGCCACCACGATAGAACGCTGTCCTAAGATGCGATCATACACTCTGACAGTTTTGTCAATGTATTCTGTTTTAATTTTAAAATTGCTCATATTCGTTAACTATTATAAATGTTAAATATAGTGCTAAGGTAATGCTTGAGAACTTAAATAGCAAATAGATATTCTCATTCCACAGTGCTATCACTACTCCAAAGGCCATTATGTAAGTCATTAAGCCTAAAAAATTAGCATTCCTCATACCTATATTGTATTTGATTTATATTTTCTTTAATTTCTTTAATTAGGAAGTAAGCAGATGTACTGTTGATGTTGAAATATTTAGCGAGTGCAGTCTGAGTAGAGTGCCCTTTGTCGTAATATGCCTCGAATACTATCTTTTTTATCCTATCCTTTTGCTCTGTTCTGTATATCTCAACAAGTGCTTTCTTAAAATTGTACCTATCCTCTATCTCTATCTTATGCTCCAGGTCAGTAGGGTCATCAATAACATCCATTGTGTACTCTTGAGACTTGTATAGATCCTGTTTCTTAGTCTTAGAGCCTTGAGTCCATATAAGGTCACACTTGATAGTATTGAGTAGGTAACTCTTAGCCTTATCCTCTGTCATATCTTGAGCATTGAGTCCTGCACAGTGGATGTAAGCATTGTTAATAACTGCATCTGCATCTATTGAGGTTGGTATGTTGAGCACATCTAAGAAGTGACGTGTGTACTTGAGCACCTCAAGATAGTTCCGAGTGAGATATCTATCCAAGTGCTCCTTCATACCATTGAGTGAAGTCCTTGAGCCATACCTTCCTGCGTACTGATGCACAGAAACACTCCTTATCTCGCTGCCCTGTGACTCTGTTCTTAACTTGTTGTAGTTGTATAAGGCTTCTCTTAGTGAGCACCTTCTCCTCTGGTTGATTGAGGATAGTATCTATGAGTTGTATATCAGTTTGTTCAAGCATACAGCGGTGAGTGAAGTGGCACAGGCAATAGTGAAGGACTGTGAGTAGATTAGTGTTCCCCAAAATGATGTACACTTCCAACATCCAAGAGCTGTGTGTAGCCAATCAGGTAGGATAAGCCTGTTGATGCGATCTTGAAGAGGCTCAAAGTTAACGAACCACCATGATACAACAAGAGGAGCTAAATAGTCTATCATGGGTGCTAAGATAATAAAAGTTTTTAACATAACAAAGGGGAGCTGTTACACTCCCCCTATGCTGGTCTACCAGAGCCAGGCTGCCGAGCCTCAGTTGTTAATCTTATCAAGTATTGATTGAGGAGTCTTATACTCCCATCCATACTTATTGTATATCTGTATTAAGTAGTTCATTTCTTTACTAAGTATTTGAATGCATTATCATAGAACGAACCTCTCACCTCATTGCCATTCATAAACCTGTACAGTGTAGCTGCATTGACGTTCATATCCTCTGCCATGTGAATGATTTTATATCTATATGACAGTTGGTCAGTTAGTTCTCTTCTGAGCCACTCAGAGAATGACTCATCAAGATTGAGATATACTGTCTTAGAACGGTAGGTCATCCTGCTCAGCTTGTGGTTGAACACTTGGAGCTGCCTCACCTGTTACTCTCCATGCATCAAGCGTGTTATAGTAGCGACCATTGAACTCTCTGCCTCTTAGGTTGTATGATACCTCTACCTCTTGACCTACTCCATAAGGCTTAATAATATCCATCTTATCATTGGTTAATTGGAATATAATATCCTGTGGATACTTTGGATCAGGTGTTGTGATTACGAACTCTCTCACTGAGAACTTGTCTGAGATGACCTTCACCTCATTGATGAGCTTGATAGCTCCTTTGATTGTTGATTCTGACATTATTTATTATTTAATTCATTTACATATTTACTATAGTACTCATTGCAGTAGATCAGTCTCTCTCTTATCTGCTCCTCCTTATCCATGTCTCTCTCATAGCTTAGCACAGTTACTCTATGGTGGCTTGGTATGTGATTAACTCTATGGATGGATAAGTTATCCCATTCAGTGAGTAGGTCATCGGGTGTAGTGTACATGGTATAGACTAACTCAAATGCAGGTCTATCATAAAGCCACATATAAGCTCTACCTTGCCACTCATAGTCTGAGTTCTCACCTTCGGATGGTGTTGCAGGGAAGGTATCTAATGACCATGAGCTCTTGATGTCAATGATGAGGTCATCTGTTATGATATCACAGCAGCCTGTCATGTAGTCATTCTCTACTCTTAGATTGTTTTTAACGTATTTATTTGTAAATCTCACATCATTGAGTAACTTGATACCCTCATGCTCCCAGTCAGTTCCTTTGATCATTGGCTTAGTTTTTATGTTGAGCTCATATCCAAAGAAGTCCTGCTTTGCAAGTTTTCTAATCTCAGACTTTGCAGTCTCAGATAATGGGTCAGACTTACTCCTGGAGTTGGTCATGAGCTTACCTAATTGCGATGGTCTCCATTTCATAGTTGTGCCTCCTGTTCTTTAGTTAGGTTAAACTTAGACTTGAGCTGCTCAACAGTGTACTCATTTGCTGCTATCTTATCAAGAGCACCTTTGAAGCGTTCTGCAGATAATGTTTCTTTAACAGGCTGCTTAGCTGCTTGCTCTGCTGTGTTAGCATCATCATCTATAGCTTGAAGGGATAGACTTGACTGTAATGTGTATCTCCTATAGTAGGTCACAGCAGAACCTAACTGCTGTGGTGTCAAGTTAGATGGTAACTCCATGCATGACTCTATCATTGCACCTGAGTCAATGTCAATAATCTGAGTGCATACATTGTTGCCTTGGATAGGTTGTAATAATAGCAGGCCATTCTCAAGTAAGATAGGCTCAACAGCATCAAGCAAGGCATTGATGTCAGCATAAGCCTTTTTGAAGTGTGGATTGGTTGCGTTCTTAGTTACCTTCCCAATGGCTAACTTTGCCCTGTGTAACTTTTGGTGTAGAGTTAGTACTCCCCCTAACTCATTGAGCTCCTTGATTTTTTCGGTAGCTGTTTTGATTTCTTTTTGCATAACTGATTTTTTAATTTCGTCAAAGATAATAAAACTTTGCATATTTACAAATTAAAGTTATTAACATTTGTATGTTAACTCCTGCCCTGTAAGTGCAAAGTAAAGATTCTCAAGTTGATGAGCATATTGAATATGATTGTATCTTATAAAGTGAGCACCATTTTTAATGACAAAATTATTAGTTATACCAAACTCATAACCATAATGATAATCTTTTACATATATCCTATCTGATACTTGCTTAAATCCTACCCTAATCAACCACTCCTCACTTATCTCAAGTGCCTGATAAAAGTCATCAAGGTCATCATCAAGCAGATTCTCAAGGTCTGCTAAGTTTATGAGATCAGTTTTGTGAGTCCCATCTCCTAATTCTACTTTATAGGTATTACCTAACCTAATTTCATGCGAGTCTAATGTCATAATTTAATCTATTTCGTTGTTAATTGTTACTCTCTTGCTCCTCCTCCTCCTCTTGAGGCTCTTGATATACACATCATATCTGACTAATGGGGATGGCTTGTGTTTCATAATCCTAATGTAAATGATTCATACCACTCAACAAAACTATCAAAGTCTCTCACTATGATATATACCCCACCTGCTCTCTCAATGGCTGCTTGATATTCCTTCTGAGCATCTGACTGTCTATCCTTCCCATACTTAATCTCAATCTTAACTGACCTCCCTCTTATGGTTGCAGAGATGTCCGCTGTTCCTTTGGTGCTTTGTCCAGGAGTCCACTTCCCTGGCAGCTGCTTAGTGTGAGCCATCATACCTGAGCCAACTTGTATCTTAGCTCCTTCTCTGTACTGACCTTGAGATGATATTCTCTCTGCTTGACCTCCCATGAACTGTATCCATGCAATGACACACTTTGTCAAGGCATTTGCATTGTTATCATTCCATTCAGTCTTTGGGATATATGCCTCTGGCATGTTTGGATATTTCAGTTTTAAACTCTCCATCATGAGAGCATTGAGTTTTGATTTGTTTATTTTTTTCATATTAAAATGGTGTTTCATTTATAGGTGTTACATTATCCCAAACATCTGCAGGTTTATTTGGGTCCTTAATTATCATCTTACCAATACCTCCAGAATAAGCTGTTTCAAATGTAAGTTTATTGAACTCACAGTATTTTTTTAAATTTCGAGTCATAAGATTCTGACTTATATTTCTTTTTCTTAACTCAGGAAAGTTATCCATTAAATTGTCATAAGTTGACTTAATATTTAGATATTCATTCTTATAAAGTCCCTCAAAAAATATGTTCATTTCATTGCCTATCTGATCAATCAATTTTCTATATTCAAGATTCTTTAATGGCATATCAATTAAACCATGCTCAAGATAGATGCTAATACATTCCATCATGTAATTATCAAAGTTGGCCCACTCATCATCTGACCATTCATTAAATAGCTCATGTCCAAATTCCATAATTGGAGTGTACTTATCATTGAAATAAGAGCTCATTTCTACCTCATATTTTCTGGCATTGAATGAGGCACTATCTCCCTGGATGGTGTAATTGGTTGTGATTATAATCTTAGGTGACTCAGTTACATCCAATTTAATGCTGTCCTTACCTTTGTACTCTATTGTAATACCTTCTGTTATGACACTAAATAGATTCTCAAAGTTAAATGACTTTCTTACATCATCAAATACTAATACCTGGCAATCTGTTGCTACACTTTGATAAGGAAATGACTTATTAAAATCAAAGGTTTTGCCATCTAATGCCTGTACTTTTCGTAGTTGTTTAAGTGCATTCCAAAATAAACCCTTGCCTGACCTTCCATTTGGGTTGTCAGAGATAATCTCATCATTGAAAATAATAGCTTTATTGTTGCTGTTTGTCTTAAATGAGTGAAGTAAGTAACCGATAACAGTCTCAAATGCCTTATATTTAACCTCATCTTGACCTGAAATTTTCCAAATAAATGTTCTATATTCAGATTTGTGGTGATCAGTTGGATAATAATCTCTATTAATTACCTGGTCTCTCCAAATTGCCATGTTCACATCTGAATAACTAATGACCTCTTTATTATCTTTGGTCACTTTTACAATGCAATTCTTATAAAATAAGTAACACTCATCCTTAGTATCCTTCAAAACATCAATAGGTTTTGATTTTAATAGGCTTAAATAATCTCTTTTAAAGAATTTCAAGTTACCTGTCATTAGATTAAACACTCCCTCATCACATTGATTCTCTTCAATCCAATCAATGACAAAATCTTTGATATCTTTTTCATAAATTAACTTTAAAAATATACCTTGTTTTTGAATAAAATCAAATGTACTGCCTTCATTAGGTGAGTTTTTAAAGAAATCATGTGACTCAAGGAAGTCTTTAAAGCGTTTATTGTTTAATGAATAATTGCCCTTCTCATTCTTACTCCAAAACTCCTCATTATCAACCATGTTAAACCTCTTGCGAAGATCATCTTTTGCTCTCTTCCAATCACCATCATATTTTAACTCAGTAAGGATGTTAAATGGGGAGTAGGCTTGCTTTGCTGCAAATGGTTGGCAGGATAAGTCTTCTGAAAATATATAAAACATCCCTGTATAGTGTCCAAATGTAGCAGAGAAACCATCTTTAATATCTTTATTTGGTCTGGTCCAATATTGTACATCATCATTTCTTGTTTCACAATACTGCCATCCTGCCTTTGCAAGTAAATCAAGTGCCTCTGTTTGAAATTCAAGATTGTATTTTCCATCAGGAGTTGTATCCTTCCAAGTCTCTGCCCATTTCTTATTTGAGTCAGTTCTTTTTGATTTAGATACTATCTCTTTGTACTTATTAAATGAGTGAGCAAAATCTTGAATAGTTTGAACCTCATCTTTTGACTCTAATGGTTGGAGCTTGACATACTCTGGACCAAATATGTGTTCATATCCTTGACTTGGCCAACAACAAACATACTGACCATTACCTCTAATCTCAATCATTACTGACTTAGTCTCCCAATAAGCATAAGTTTTACCACTCAATACCTCATCTTTGTAGATAAAATAGATGTGATACCCTCCTCCTGCAGTTTTATAGCTGCACAACTTACCTTCCTGGATAAGACCTTGAATGTATGGCAACTTAATAAATGAGTCATAAATATTTTTAATAGGCTCATCCTTGTGAGCATCAAAATCAATACAGTAGAAACCTTCTGATACTTTTCCACAGGCAATACCTATCTTTGCAGTGTCATTAAATAGTCTATCAAGATCATTCTCATCAACTAACTCATACAAATAGTTGTGGCCCTTCTCAAGATTTGGAGCTTTGTTCTCTTTTAATGGCAGTGGATTAAATCCCTCCATTAGTAAATCATAGGCATAATCTTTTAGATCCATGATATAAATTTTTTAAATTCTTCTACTGTTAATACCTCATTTTTTTTACGTTCACTTAAACGCATTAAATATTCAATATCATCACTTGATTCTTCAATGATAAAAATGATGTGAATTTTTTTATTTGGATACATAAAACTAATTAAATCTTTATAAAAATCAACTTGATACTCATTGATATTATGCATATTTTTTTTCTGTTCTATTATGTAAAACTTGTCATTTATAAAAGCAATAAAATCAGGTATTGCATGACTTTGTTTACCGTCTTTTATTTTATAAATTATTTTTCTTTGATAACCAAATCTTATGTTGTTTTTTTCTAAAATGCTTTTTATTAAAATTTCTCTTTTTTTGGATGTCTCAGATGCCTGAACAGCATTTTTAAATGTTTCTCTTGTAATATTTTTATTTAATAACTCAACATTATTAAGTAAATAAAACTCAAACAAATTAGATGATTGTATTTTTATATTGTATTGTTGTTTAATTTTTTTACATATATCAGATAAGTAATGTAATTTAAAAGTAGCAGAAAAAGGTTCTGAATCATCTTCATACCAAGGTTGTTTATAATACATTATTGTATGTTTTTGTGTTTTATCTAAATAATTTGAACATCCGACAAAATTATAATTTGTTACAAATTTTAATTCAGATCCACATATACAATATTCAATATCTCCATTTTTTATGTTATTTATTTTTAAATTATGATTCCGAACATCGATACTATTTTGTTTTCTTTTTTCCCATTGGTCATGCCATTCTATTGAACAATAGTCAGAATGCATTTTTATAATAGCATCAGAATTAGACTGTAACCAGGATAATTGATTTTGTGAATTATTTTCTATTTTGTTATGTTGAATGATAGAGTTTAATTTTTGATAGTCCTCATTCGTAAACCATCTTGCAAATTCAAATTCAATAGCCATGTGGATGTTATTAAGTTAAAAAAAATAAGCCCTGAAAAATCAAACGGCATCCACTCCATTCGATAATTCAAGGCTTAAAATAAATTCCTTTGGTTCTATAAGTGGATGTCTAACCGTTTACAAATATAAGTATTATTTTAATAGAAAAATAGAAATATTTAGAAAAAAAATATTTCGGAAATATTTCGGTTGTAAGTTATTGATAACTAATTTGTTAAGTGCCTTTTGTAAAAATCGTAACTTTTTTTTCAGAAAAAAATAATTTGTTTTTGCTATTCGTTCATAGAGCGTATAGGAGTAAAAAATATTTCTTTTTTCTAACTACTTAATAATGTGAGTTTTAACACGTAAAAATTCAATTTTCAAGATATTTCAAAAAATAAATATTTCGGTTTAACAAACAAAAAACCCCCTGAGCTCGTTTGCAAAGGGGGTCTTAAGATAAATTTAAAAAATCATATGTTATGCGAGGGTAAAGTTAATTCTTTGTAGAGATTATTCTTAATTCTAAACTTAATTTTTCTCAATTGTTTCAAACAAAAACAGTTCATAATATCCTCAACAAGGTCATGACCTTCATTGTAATTCTCAAATATCAACATGAGCTCCTCAATATAGTCCAGGTATATTTTATCTTTGATTGAGATTAGATCATGATGAGTCTTAAGTCCATGTATCACACTTGCATGGTCTCTGTTAAACATGGCTGCTATCTCATAGAGTGTAAGTCCTTCCTCTCTAAGTAGGTTGTAGAGATAGAAACGTTTGTAAGTGTAGTGTCTATATCTGTGGCGAGCTTTGAGGTCATTATCCTCAATGTATTGTATTATGTCAGTCATTTTTATGTTTTTTAATCAATCCTATTATAATCATAATTATCCCTATGCTAAATAGTAGCATTGCCATCTTTGCTTCTTCTGCCATGTTATTCTGATTTATTAATTAACCCTATATCCTTCAAATACTGCTCATGCTTCTCTGGAGTATCTAATCCTTCGGGCATTCCATACTGATCCATTCCTATTGCTATGCGAATAGCTCCTCTAATGACTGAGTCAGGATGTATTGAGTTACCATTTTGCAGCATTACCTCTATGCTTTCAAGTAGCTGCAGCATTTCTAAGTGTTGTTTTTTAAGTTCTTTCATGTTAACTAAATTTAGTTGTGTAATAAAGTGCTTTGTAAGCTAAGATTAATCTTGTTGGGTTTTTTACTGTCATGCTATTTGTTTTTGTTGGTCAATATCTTTGAATAGTTCTGTCTCAGTTCCTGCCTTCCCCATTGCTTTGAGGAAGTCAACCTCCACCTTTGCAGATTGGATGATCACACTTCCAATTTGTGCAATTGCCTCTGCTTTGTTTATCTCTGCATTCAGTTGCTCAGGTGTGAGCTCATCATTATCTAATCTCTCAAGAGATGCGAATAGGTGATCACGTAGATCATTGATTTTGTTTCGTGCCATTGATTTTCTTTTTTAGTTTACTTTTTAATTTAATTACTTCCTGGAGCTCTGCAGGAAATCTTTGTATTGTGTTAAGCTCCATGTTGCCAGATTGGTGGAACATCTCAAGGTTGTTAATATCCCAATTCATTGTGTTACCATCTTTGAATCTTACTACATGACCTGGAGGGATTGGTCCATTGTGTTGTTCCCATACTACTCGATGTATCAACCTCCAATCTTTATCTTTGATTTTGATGTAAGCATAAGTCCTACCCGCTTTATCTGTTCTGAAATGGATGGTGCCAACAGGTTGTGTGTTGTGAGGCTTATCACCTTTTTTGAACATGGTAGGCTTGACTCTATTATAAACATCTGAGCTCATTGGAACTCCTTTGTTATGAGGCTCATGTCCTTTTGGATATCTGAATGGCTTACCACCTTCAATTAGATTGTGCCTTCCAGATTTGTTAGACATCTTAAATTCTATTGACTTTTTAAGGCCCATTGAGAATGCTCTATTTGCTACTTGAGAATATGTTAATCCAAGGTCATTGGCAAGATCTTGAGTCCTTTCATTAGGAAATCTTTTTTTTATAATTTCATTGATTGTCATATCCTCTCTATTTTAATTATTAGTTTCTCCCAAAGGTTGCTCATTCTGCGAGCTTCCCATTCTGAGTCTGCTTTGATTGTCTTTTCTAATATCCTCCAGGCTCCTCCAATGTAACCTCGATAACGTATTTTCCACATTTTGTATTGCTTTTAAATAATTTTTATATCTTACCTCATCAAAGTTAGTCCACCAACTTATAGATGCTAAATGTATTTTAGGCTCTCTCATGCTATCCTACGACTCCGATATACATTAACACAAAGGTGATAGCTAATAATGCAGCAGAGAACACTAAAACGTCTCTCACAGCCTTTTGGTCTTCTGTCATGTTATTTAATTTTAAGGTTTAACAAATAAAGTTCTAATCTTGCAAGAGCTCTTGATTGAATATTAAGTCTATGCTTATACTTAGGGAGTAACTCATAGAACATACCTCTACTCAAGTCTTTTAAAGTATCAGATGTTAATCTAATTCGAGTCAACATTCCATCAATCATCCACTCTACATCCTCAACACGCTCAGTTAATAGCTCATAGTCAAGGTATTTGCCTTCACCTCTACACTCATTACAAGTATCAGACTCGCTGTGAGATGGATGCTCATAAGAGCTGCTGATTGATACTGTGCCTGTGCCCCAACACTTGCCACATTCTTTTAAAAATTCTGCTTTCATATTTGATTTGTTAATTATTATGAAGCAAAGTTAATAAGTTTTTTCATATATGCAAATAATTAGACAAAATAAATATTAACATTTAATTGTTAATAACAAAAAAGCCCTATTGCAGTAGGGCTCAGGATATATAGTGGAGAGTTATTTTTTCTTAAACCTCTTGACAACAAACTTAGAGGCAAGAGTAGCAACAGCTTTGAGAAACTTATTCTCAGATTCTACAGTTACCTTAGTGCCTGTCTCATCTTTTTTGATGTTGACATCTACTTTCTTACCATCATAATCAAGCTCATGATTAGTGCCATCTTTGTGGTATTCTATTTCTGCCTTATTTGTTTTAATGATAACATCTGTCTTATCACCTTCAATGTTGACCTGTACTTTTTTAGGTCTGCCTACTTTCTTTGCCATTTTAAAATTCGTTTATTAAACATATAGATACTTTCGCCTGGTCTTTTGCCATACGAACCATTCTCTCATAATCAGGGTTGTTATTAAGTACTAAGCATCCCTCTGACCATCCTCCTATCTGAGTTGCTACCTGTTGACTACCTTTGTTGTATGTTGCACCATGAACATTCATAAAGATAATGTTATCCATTAGCTCAGTAGTTGGGTTAGTTTTACCATCTGCTGTGTAGTCTCTTCTATAAGGTACTTTGGCAACCTGTCTGAGTGCCTCCATTTTACCTCTGTGAAGTCCATAAGCATAACAATCATAGTTCCATCTGTCAGCTTCCATTACTGCAGTTCCTTTGTTTCCTTTGTTTGTTGTGCAAGATGTAACAAATTGAAATGATGAGCCTTTAAAGATATACACTTTGTCATCAAATACATTATTAGCATCCTCATTAGAACGCACAAACAACAGCCACATATCAGATGGAATAGTCTTATAGTTAGATAGTTGCTTTACTCTATCTAAGAGTTGCTTATCAGTGTAGTTCTTAACGTTGCTCATTGGTTTCTACAGTTAATTGTGATAGTGTTGCCGCCACTGTTCCTGCTGTTGCCACATATCCCGCCACAGTTATGACCGCTGCAGGTAGTGTGATAGGTGCAGCAAGGATAACTCCTGCTATTGCACCCACTGTAATGGCTGCCTGTTGTACTCTCTTCCAAAACTTTGGAGTGGGAGCGTTCCATCTTTGTGCTATGCTCATTTTAAATTGATTTCTATTAGTTTCTTAACTGATTGAGTGAGTTCACTTATCTGCTCAGCAAGGTGCTTGATTTCTAATTGAGTCATTTTCTCAATTGCCTCATATTTGAAGCGTGCCTCATTATCAACAAGCTCAATCTTACCTTTCAATCTACCTTGAGTCTCAATTATTTGCTTTTGTTCATTCATAACACTTCTCAAATCACTATGTAAACTCTTCAAAAAATACCCTATCCCAGATATAAGTATTGTTATTACTGTAAATGCTATCTCATTAAATCCCATCACAAAATCAATATACTGTTATTATAACCATTTTCTCTAAATCCTCCACAAGGACAGTCAAATCTACATACTTCCCCACAGTTACATCCACAATGGTCTATCATAGGTCTTAGGTCAGTATCTCTGTTCACCTCTGCAGTGAACTCAGGATATAAGTCCTTGTTAGCTATCAAGTATCTTGTTAACCTGGTCTCAAAGAATGAAGCCTTTTGTGCATAGTGCTCCATCCCAAAGGCTACCTCTGAGCGAGTTACTGAACTTGAGAAATCTCCAAACTGAGTCTGCAGTCCTTTGTTTTTAAGTTGGTATGTCAAGCCAAACACAGCATCCTCTGCACTCCTCCAAGCTATGACAGGTTGAATATATGCAACAAGTGCCTCCTCAACATTAGTCAAGGTCTGAGCATTGTATTTAGTTAGTAGATAGTTGTAGAATGTAGTACCTAAGATAGGCATAACTCTGAGCTGTGCCTGTGTTGCTATGTATGGAGTTACATCTGTCACATCAACATTGGCTGTGATAGGTGTATTAGTCTTTAAGTATGTCTCTGTAATAAAGTAATTCATGGTGCTGCAGGTGTTTCTGTTTGTATTACATCTCCACCCTCTATTGGAGGCAGTGAAGCAAGAGCTCTTATCTCATTAGGTGTCATCTTTTCAAGTACCTTAGTAGCTACTAATGGACTCAATGAGTTCAAAGCATCAGATGTCTTAGAGGTATCTCCTTCAAGTTCAATGATTGTCTCATTAATGATTTGGAAGTTGTTAATTGAGAACTTGCCAGGTATCTTAGCAATAGCCATTATCTCATTTACTATCTCCTCCACCTGCCTTCTCAATGGCATAACTACATTTTTCTCAAATACAACATAAGCCTGCTTAATATCACTACCTGAGCCAAGTGATCCTTGAGTGCGAACTCCCATGAGGATAGGATCTATTGTGTGAGCAAAGCATATCTGCTCTGTATTGAGAGATGAGGCCTCTTGGAACAGCTTATCATTGCTGTTAGTAGGTAGGCTTTCAATCTTAGGTAGTTGATCCTGATTATTAGCAAAGAATGCAACAGCCTTCCCTGCATTAGCAGCTCCTTTCAACCTATCAATGGTCTGCTTAATCATGTGTTTCTCCTCCTCTGACTGTGGCCTCTTAGGGAACATCATAGCAAAGGATGGAAATATTGAGTTTTGAATGTTACTCTTAGCGAAGTAGCTAAGCTCACCTGATAAAAATGCAAAGTTCAAAGCAGATGTGTACTGTGGCAATGGATACCACTCCTGTCCTAATGTCATTAACTCATAGCAATATAGCTGCTCAAGGTCAGTGTTGGCAGGATGATACTTTTTTATTTCTCTCACATCAATTCGAGCTGTCCAATCATCGCAAAGGAAGTATGTCTCTTTATCTCTTGATACTCTAACTCTCTCAGGTGAGATGTTTTCTACCTTATATATCTCTCCTTTCTTATTATAACACAGCTTGAAGTACACTCTATGGTGAACTATCAACTGTTGAGCTATGGCTCTGATTGTTTTACCTAACTTGAGCTTTCTCTCAAAGGTATATAGCTTGAGCTTATCCTCTTGAGACATTTTCTCAGTCTCAATAGTGTATCCTCCTCCTGTTGCTGAGTTAGTCTTAAAGTCAACTATTGCACCATGTAAAGGTGAGCTGTAATACAGTTGATTAAGTAACTCTGGATAGAGGTTATCCTGCCCAAATGGGATGTAACCTGCTATCTGATAGCGGCCATTAACATAAGGGAGTGATAGGTTAGCACCGCCTACCTTTTGAAATGGAGTAGAGAAGGACTGATATCCCTCTACTATCTCTGCTGTTTGTGGCTTACTGCCTATAAATCTGTTATACCATGCCATTAGTCATAGATTGAATTAGTTTGTATCCCTGCCACTACCATGCGACCTTCCTCTATCATAGTCAATCCTGTTGGATCAACTGTTGGAGTAGGACTTTGATATACTTTATATCTGTACTGCCCCTTAATAAAGTCAACATCAATAGGATCTTCGATAGTGAATAGGTTATATCTTGAAGGCCATGAGGAGCTATCAGTACCTTGCCAATATATAGGGTCAGCTGTAGTGTCAAACTCATCCTCAAATTCAAATAAATAGTAAGGATTGGAGATTGTTGTAACCTCTGTAAGTGTCAACACAAAGGTGTTAACTGTATCCTTCTCAAGATATATCATACCTATATTGTATCTCAAAGAAATAATTATTAAAAAAGCCCCACCGAAGTGAGGCTCTTAGTTTATAATCTATGGCAAGATTAAAGGAGACTTGGTATGATAGTAGCATCAACCTCATAAGCCAAAAACTCATTCTCAGCTACAAGTGTTACACTGTACTTAGAGCCATCTGCTCTTGTAGTTCCTGATCCTTCACCTGTTGCAGATAATTGCAAAAATGGAAAGTACCAATATTTACCATTAGCATCCTCAACAATACCTGCTAAGTACTGTTGTCCTGCTCCTAATACTTTAATAGCTTTTGATTTCTCTTGATCTCTTCTATGGAACATCAAGTTGATAGTTGCAGTTACATAGCTTGAGCCATTAATTAAATCAATAGCAGAGTCCTCTGTAAATGAGGATACGTTTCTTCTGAACTCTAACTCAATGAAGGGGTCAGCTGTAGGTATAAATGTAATACCATCAACAATCCAATTAGTTCCTGTCTCATCTGTAGAGATAGATTGGATGTTATCTTGTTGGTTTACATAGAACTTATAGATACCTCCTGAGTTATTGTCACAGCTTTTTAAAATTGTTTCTAAAGTTGCACAGCTCATTTTAGTTGTTTTTTAATGTTTTAAAATAGGGGGTATTTCTACCCCCGTTATATTTTAGATATAGAATGCGTTATACAATACAATCTCTGCAGGGTTAACATAATGGAAACCTACTTTCATGTTAGCACGAGTTCTCAAATAAGGCTCAGCTACAGTGTCAGATAAGTTAACAGCTTTCAATGCTTTGTCATCACCCTCTGCATCAAATGCATAGATAAGGTTATTTCTCAAAGTCAACAAGATAGTGTTATCTGGCATCCCTTCACACACAACTACATTGATTCCTAAGAATGTTAAACCTAATGGAGTAGTAACATAAGTCAAAGTATTACCTTGTGCAGCAGCAAGCTCATAAGCATTAGCTACATTAGTAGATACATAAAATCTTAACTCAGTTTTTCTTCTGCTAATAGTTGAAGGAGCAGCATCAAGTACAGCACTCAATTGGTCAAGTACATTTGCAGTAGTGATAACACCATCATATAAACCAACTACATCTGTATCATAGAACAGTGGAAATAAGTATCCAGTACATAAAGACAATAATGGATCTTCAGACTCAGAGTTACCCTGCCATCTCAATAACTCGATATCTTGACCGATAGTCATTGCCATCTCATTCCAATAGTATGACATAAAAGATGCAACAGTGAAATCACCATTAGATCCTTTTGCCATTTGCAACGCTAAGAATGATTGCTCTAAGTCAAACTGACATAATTGAGCCATAGCTGACAAAGGACATACATCAATATCAACTGCATCTAATGAATCATTAGGAGCAGAGAAGTTACAAGTAGATGCTTGTAAGATGTTACCAAAAGTTACATTAGCTAACTTAGTCTTAGACTTGATGCCTGGTAAAGAGCGGAAGTTAGATGCAATATCCTCTGATTGAAGATATGCTTTGGAGTAGAACTCCTCTGGGTTGGCACACAATAATGCGTTAGTCTCAACCTCTAAATTAAATTTTAAATTACGGTTCATTTTATTTGGTTTTTGAAAATTTTACAAATTCTTTAAAAAGCTCTCTTGAGCTCATCTTTTGGTTCTTAGCCTCAACCTCAATCTCCTCATCTCTTGGAGCTAAGTACTCCTCCATTTGGTTCTTAAGGTCAGCTATGATAGCAAGTAATTGATTAACTTGCTCCTCTATCACAGGTGATACTATTGCAAGTACAGCCTCAGCATCAGTAGTAACATCAACTGCCATCTCTACATCCTCTGCAGCAGCATCTGCCTCCTCCTCTTGTACATCCTCAGCAGCCTCATCAACTGTAGTCTCAGCTTCCTCCTCAACAGCTGGCTCTTCTGCCATCTGCTCTTCTGCTATTTCAGCAGGTGCATCCTTAATCTCGATAACCTCTCCATCTTTAACGATATAGATTTTATCCTCAATCAGATGTTCTCCATCAGGTAACTTCATTGTATTTAGTTTTAATAATTCCGATAGTTTAAGTCCTAAGAATCCCTCAATAGAATATCCTACTTGACCTGACTCAACAAGGCTATCATAGTATTCCTTATCAGTTACTTGACTTGTTAGCATTAGAGTTCCCTTAGGTACTTCAATACCATAGGTAGTGAATGCTTTATCCTTCTTAGGGTTCTCAACTATCCAAGCCTCAAGGATGTAGGCAGGTACTTTCTCCTGTGCCTCATGCTCTAAGTTAAAGATATCTTTGTTCTGTAGGTTCTGCATGAACTTAGCATGTATAGACTCAATGACCTCCTCTGTGAATAGCACATCATACTCAGTGCCATCCTCATCTCTACGATAGATTGACATCGGTATCATAGCAGGTGCTACAATACGCATCTTAATGTCATCTGAAAATGTCATTGGAGTAGCTTGATTGAATGCCATACCTTTCACCTTAATAGCAGGCTTAGATGTGAAGGCAATCATCTCAATACCTAAGTCCTCTCCATCAGAGTACTCAGGATCTATTGTTATCTTATAGACAGGTCTATCCATGCCTATATTGTAAATAGTGTTATATTTGTTAAAAATTAAAATCTATGGTAAAAATTTTAGACAAAGAAATTCCTAACCAATTGAAGGAGTTAACAGTGCAGCAGTTTGAGGATATCACATCCATACATGCACAACAGGACTTAGATGCTATTGAGAAACATCTGAAAGTATTTGAGTTGTTTGGTATCACTGAGAATGACTTTGAGGATACCACCATTGAGCAGTTCAAAACTTATGTCAAGGAGTTTAACAATATCAAAGGTAAGCCAGAGCTACAGTCAGCCATTGAGCTTGATGGTTATAACTACACTGCCTTTGAAGGTGAGGAGTTTAAGCTATCAGTGAGAGACACTAAGCACATTGAGAAGGTCATGAACTCTAAGCATAAAGGTTATATCTCTGAAATGTTAGGCATCCTATTCAAGAGAAATGATCTAAGCAAGGCAGAACATTATGACTCTGCTCACATCAAGCATAAGGCAAAAATGATAAGAGAGCTCAAGGCAGAGTTAGCAGTGCCTTACTTAGTAGAGATAGGACAAAAACTGTCCAAAGAAATCAAGCGTAATGAACCTTCCGAAGTCGTGGAGTGAGATTGATGTCCTGCAGTTTAAAGAGATAAGAGAGTTATATTCTATTGAGGAGGTTTTCGCCAGAGAGATAGAGATACTCTCAGCTCTTGCAGGAGTTAGCTCAGATGAGCTTGAGGACTTAGATGTAAGTGAGGTGAGTGCTATGCTCAAAGATATTACATTCATTAACTCTGAGCCATCTAAAAACTACAAGAGAGACATTGAACAGTGGAAGGTCAAGCCACTATCTAAGCTGACCTGTGGGGAGTTCATTGACTTAGAGTATTTCTTTGCTAATGACTACATCAAGCACCTTTGTCATATAGCAGCTATCATGTACAGGCAGCATACCACTAATGAGTGGGGTCAGTTGAGCTTTGAGCCTTATGAGTTTAATCCATTTGACCGACATGAACTATTTGATGAGTACTGCATTAATGACATTTATGGTATCATACCTGAGTACCTATCTTTTAGGCAGGATTTCATGGATAAGTATCACCTACTCTTTAATGAGGAGGATGGAGATGAGGAGGATGAGAATAAACCAATGACCTCCGATGAGTCTAAGGCTCAAGCTGAGCAAAAGTCTGCTGTTAAGTGGGGATGGGAGCGACTACTCTACTCCCTTTGCAATGAGGACTTGACTAAGTTTAAGCAAGTAACTGACTTGCCTCTTATCCTTACCTTTAATATGTTGTCAATGAAAAAAGAACTTAATCTATAACATACCTCTGAATGATAGAGGAGCTGAGAAGTCTCCACCAATAGGCTCAAATGTATAGATAATAGATTTTTTATCCCCTAATATATTTGCCACTTGTAATATAGGATACCTTTCAACCATCCACTCAGTATATTGAGAATAAATTTCTGTAGTAATACCTTCTGCATCTAATCTCCTGGATAGCTCTGCACAGAAATCATAAGGTGTTATATAGATAGTTCCATTATTAAGAAATCCAAAGTAATACATTGCAATAATTTGTATCTCAAGCTCACCTAATGCAGGGATTTTAGCATTGATACGAACTGAGTCATACATAGCTCCTGTATCAATAGCACCATCCTCAGATATTATCTGCTGCAGGATGCGTTGTATCTTCCTTCTCGTAGGATACTTGACATTGAATATACCATTATTTGCGTAGCGTGCCATCTTATAATGGATTAGGTACTGTCACTTCGAATGTTTCAGGCTCTCCTAAAACTACTTTTAAACTTTCATCAAAAGTAATATAATAGAATATAGGATTGTCTAAAGTTGCTGTGTTATATTCAACCCAATTTTGTGTAACATCATCAGGAGATACTGGAATACCATAGTAAGTATCACATTGTTCTCTTGCATTAATAGCCTCCTGTTCATTAGTGTATTTGTAGCCTATAATTTCCATTAGTATATAGTATAATAAGTATTAATTTGTGTTTGAATTGCAGCTCTATTAGTCATTTGGTTACTATTCCATACTATGAACTCTTGCATATACATATTAGATTGTAAATTACCAGGAGACCTTGTAAATAAATTTATAACTGTACCAATTTGTGAACCTATATTTTGACCCCCGTTAGTAACAGTAGTGTTGTTTCCGTAAAGCTCCCAATTAGTCCCTGTTGTTGCTGTCTTAGCCACAAGTAAAGATTGATTATTATTAGTATATTGAGGAGAAAAAGACGAACCATTTTGGTAAAAATAAATACCTGTTCCTGATAAAAGAAATGCTCCAGATAATCCAAACCCCGAATCAAATAAACCAAAATTACCACTATTACCTACTTTATCTACTACTGTAAAAATAGAAGTTGGGTTAGTTAGTGAAAGTGTTGTATTTGTAAGGTTGTCATTAATACCATCCGCAAGTATAGCTGGTTTGCTATTTACTAAATCTATGCTTCCAGCATTTACTATTCTTGGCTGATTAATCGCTGTTGTTTGTGTTGTATTTTTTGCATTACCACTTTGGTCATACCAAGTTGTTACAAAGCCATTACCTGCACCACAGAATGTGAGCAAAGAAGCTGTATCTAAAACGTTATTAACAAAGCCTATATTTTGTTCTGCATTATCGCTTGACCTTCTAACTCTTATTGCATCACCCGTATATGCACTTCTTAATTGCCTAAGTGAATAAGCAGCTGATGCACCTGAATAAGTGTCAAGTAAAAAACTAAATGCAGGAGTAGATTCACTCCTTGCTAATATGCCATGCGTTGCTAAAAACATACTGTTACCATATCCATTACCTATCATAATACAATAGTAACTGATCCACTTGTTAACTTAACACCACTAAACTTCTGAGCATTAGTAGGTCTGATGATAGCACCTGCCTTAACTGCTGTTCCTGGAGCTGCTATGTATGTTGACTTAACATCTGTTCCTGCTATCTTGATAAGGTTAAACACTGTATCCTCAAGTACTACAATAGCATCAAAGTTACCTGTGAACTCAGTTGTGTTATTCAAGATATAAGTACCTTGACCTGCTATTAAAATTTCATTATCTGTTGCCATTTTATTTATTTATTATGTTGTTAAATCTCCTGCTAAATACCACTCATTAGTACCTCTCTTTATCAATGTAGCCATAGCATATTGTGCGGCTGTCTTAGTCTTACCTCCACTTGATCTAAGTGTAACCCCTGTATCAGGCACTACAGTAACTTGACCTGCTCCATATTGTGATAGTATTATCTGAGCACCAATAGGGAAGGGTTGAGCTGTGTTAGTTGGTATGATAACATTGTTACCTGATGAGAAGTTAAGCTCTATGAATTTAGAGTTATCTCCTGTTACTAATGTATATTGTACAGTCTTAGTGTCAATAGTTACATTTTTTGGAGCTTTCTCATTAAAAGTATTCCAATCAGTTGTGCTCAATGCTCCTCTATTAGTAGCTGATGCAGTAGGCAAATTGAATGTGTGAGTACTTCCTGTTGAGTTAATACCAAAATCTGTCCCACTTGTTCCTGTTGCAAAGTTTTGAACTTGGTCAGTTAACCCATTCAATGCTGTTAAGCCTGTTGTAAATGTTGTTATTACTTGACAAAGGTGATTATCTTCTGTATGTAATGTAATCGTGCGTCCTGCAGTAGTTACATAAACCCTAATAGCTAATCTATCAGTCGCTAATAAAATAGTTTCAGGAACACTTAAAGCTGTAAAATAAGCATCTATTGTAGTTCCATTCGTGATACCTTCTGGGTTTGCAGAATTTGAAGCTAATAGAGTAAAGGTAGTCCCATTGTATTTATAAAGTTCTACATAAAACGAAGGTGAACTTCCACTACTTGAAGCTGAAAAATAAAACTCTAAATTCCAATTACCGCCCGGTATCTTTAATAAATTAGGGTCATTCGCATCCGTTAAGAATGAAGCAATATAACCATTCCCCGCTCCATTTGTGCGAATGAAATCTGTGCCTGATCCCAATATTGGAGTCTTATTCATTTCATAATAAGTAACGCCACCTATTGTGCCTTGACTTATTGAGCCGTTTAAATAGTAACTTGTTGAAGCTCCACCTCCTGAAACAGACGGAAAGTTAGCTAAAGAACCGTCACCACGAACATATTGAGAAACAACCCCAGCACCTGTAACTGCTAATGTGCCAGCTGTTGTTATTGGATTGCCAGTTACTGTGAATGCAGAAGGCATAGTCAAGTCAACAGATGTTACTGTTCCTGAGCCACCTCCACCTGCTGCATTTATTATCTCCTGCCCTGTGATAGAACGTGTCTCATAACCTGAGCCTGTTTGAACACTTACTTCAAGTAAGTCAGTAGGATCAAGGTCTGCTCCCTTAGGAGTCATCTGAGATATTTTTTGCCTATTGATAGCCATACCTATATTGTAATTAACTTATGATTCTGTTATAATAGGCACTTGACAATCTGTCCAATTACTCATGTCAACATCTAAGGTCATAACCCACCCTGCTGCATAGTCAAGTATCTGATTATTCAATGGCACTATGGAAGGAGTACCTAAGATATCGAAACTGTAGTCTGAGCTAAAATTAAAATAGTTCACTAAGTCAACTAATATCTGATGGCAGTCTGAGAGTATCACAGTGATATTAGCTCTATCCTTCTGGATGATGTCCAAGCATGTGATCTCTAAGCTCAATGTGTTAGTGTTCTCAGTTGCTATTGCTGTGATAGGTGCTATGAACACAATAGGATACTTCTCATCCTTTGTGGCAAAGTTAGGCATCTGCTCTGCAAAGTCACTACCTACCTTTTTAACTTGTAGATGTGCGTTATAGAATGCCTCTATCTTGTTGATTAATGCTTGATAACTTGTCATAGTTCTGCGTTCTTTTGTATCTTATTTACTTTGTTCTGTACGTTAGTCATCTCAGTCTCACTCACTATAGCATTGACTGTGATAGTCTGACCTCCTCCCTCTTGGTTCGGGTTGCCTACATTATTAAGTTGGTTACCTTGACCGAATAGACTAACTGATGGAGTAGCCATGCCTCCTGTTGTGCTACCTCCACCTGTGAAACTATTAGTATCTGCAGTTGGAGCATTACCTCCACCTTCAAAGGATGTGCTTGCTATTGTTGCCAAACTTGTAGCCGTTGATATTACTGAGCCAGCTATTGCAGCTGCCATAGCAAAGCCTCCATCAAACTTAGGATACTGAGCAAGGATTGATGTAATGGCTTGAGCACCATTGATAACAGCCATTGCTAACTGCATTTTTTTCTGTTGCTCAAATTGTTGCTTAAGTATTTTCTCCTCTTCCTTACTTCCTTGCTGTACTCCTTTAAGTTTCTTTTTTGTGTTGATATCTTGTATTGATGCAATGGCTCCTGCTGCTGTTGTAGCAAGTTGAAATCCAGCCTCAATATTTGCATTAAGTTTCTCTCTTGCCTTCTCATCTATCTCAACTAACTTAGCGGCCTTAGTCTCTTCTGCTACTATTTCAGCTTGACGATATTTTTCTTTTATTGCTGCTATCTCTGACTCTGATAAGTCTTTTGCTGCAAGTTCAGCAGTTCTTTGAGCATCAAGTGTATCTAATGTAGTTTTAAGGAATGCCTCATTTGCTGCAATCTCTTCCTCCTTAGTACCTTTAAATCTTTCAAGTTCAAAGGCTTCCTTAGATAATTTAGTCTCTGCTGTAAGTTGTGCAGCTGCTAAAATCTTTTGTTGATTCTCAATCTTTTTAGCTGTGATTTGGTCATCAATTTCTTTTAACTTTTTAGCAGTCTCATCCTCAAGCAATCCTCTCTCCTCTGAGCCTACCTCAAGTGAGTCCATCTTTATCTTTGCCTCTGCTGCAAGTAGTTCCTTTTGTGCCTCGAATTTAGCAATGTCATCTGCTGCATTAAGTTCTTTTCTTTTTAGCCTTGCAATTAACTCCTCATTCTCTGCCTTCTCTATATCCGCTGCATTCTTATCTCTTGCTTTCTTAAGGTCATTGTCAATCTTTGCGAGTGCTGCCTTTTGATCAACTTCCTTTTTATAGATTTTAGCAAGGTTATCAAACAAATATTTTCTCTCAGCTTCAAGTTGTGTTATGCGTAATTCTCTAAGCTCTTGCTCTGACTTACCTGCATTCTCTGCCTCTTGCAAAGCTACCTCATTCTTTTTGCGTAGGTCAGCAAGTGCATCAGAGTATTTATTCTTTACCTCTTTATTAGTATTGCCCACACTTGTGACATTAGCCTTGCTTATAGCTGTATTCCCTTTGTTAGTTATTTCTAACTCCTGTCTCTTAAAGTCTTGGATAATCAAGTTCTTTAACTGTTGAGCCTTAGCAAGTGCAGTGCTATCACCTAACTGTTGAGCCTCTTTAATCTGCTGCTCTACCTTAGCAAGTGCCTCCTTCTGTTGTATGTCAAGCATTGCCTTAGCACGCTCAGACTCTCCCTTGATTTGCTTGGCCTGTAGTAACTCAATCTGCTTATCTAAGCTGACATTGAGATTCCTTATAGCGTTAATCTTGTTTATCTCATTCTGCACTTGTTGATTAGCGAGATCTGCTTGAGTTTTAGTCAAGTCAGCTAATCTCTTCTTATCCTCATCTGTAAGTTCCTTCTTTAAGTTTAATGAGTCAATCTCAGCTTGATTGATAGCCATGTCACCCTCTATCTGTTCCCTCTTAAGGTCAAAGATACTCTGACTTGTATCTATCTGAATTCCTAACTTCTCCTCAATGGCAGCTATCTCCTCATCACTTAAGTCCTTAGTAAGGTTATATAGTTCCTGCCTTGCTTGACTCTCTGCCTTAAGGCTCTCTCTGTTTTTCTCACTTGCCTCTTTAACTGCCTCAGCATTTTCCTCTGCTGCATTATCTGTTAAACCCATCCAATCAGTCAAGTCCTTAAAGCCTTGTATCACTGCATTGATAGGTATCATGATTGCCTCTAAGATAGCATCAAGTACTCCTATCTTTTTTAAGAATATACCAATGGCAACCACTATAGCAGTGATCACTGCCACTAATAAAAAGATAGGATTCATTAAGATGGTTGCTCCAAGTTTTACGAATGCTCCACCCATTGTGGATAGAGTACCCATGAACCCCTTGAAGCCTTTGGCTAAGTCTCCAGGATTGAGCTTTCCCATTACATTACTAAACACTTGAGCCTTCTGTTGTGCCTCCTCAAAGTCTAAGCTCATTAATGAGTCCTTAATACCTCCGATAGAATTACTCACCTGCTCAAATTTAGAGCCTGATGCAAATACATTCACTGCATCATTAGCATCTGAAATTTGGTCTTTAAGCTCTCCTGCTCTTGCTGAGAGTTGTGCTATTTGTTCGGGATCAGTTGCATCTGCTATAGCTCCTTTAAGTTCTCTGAGCTCTGCCTTGATAGCACCTATCCCTGTTATCTTTAATGGTATTTCAACTTCATTCATATTAGTAAACTCTTATTTCGATTGTGTTATAATCAAGCATATTGTCTTGCCCTGTATTGGTGAAGTCATAAGTAATTATTTCAATAATATCTGCAGAGACTCTAAAAATAGCAACATAGTTATTCTGTTGACTGTTGCCTAAATAAAGATATAGTTTATCTTGGTCAGGGAAAGCTCCTACTAATGTACCTTGATACCTACCTGCTGCTACCCTTGCCCAAACTATGTCACCTATTGTATTCTCAAGCACCGTCACTATAGGGTCTGCTGTACCTGCTTGACTAATATTAGCTATGTACTTCCTATAGTTAACCACAGGTGCTCCATTGATACTATCAGTCACAGTCAAGTTAGGTACTACCATACCATCCTGCTCAAGTATCTGTCCATCTCCAATCACTACTCCCTTAACACCTGAACTCACAGCGTTGCCCTTACCAAATATGAGAACATCTGAGCCTGGCACCACTACATTGTTAACTTGAGCACTCTGCTTAAATACCTCATTATTACCAACTGCCACGATAGTATCTCCAATAGGCTTACCTGCTGCAGTCTTATAAGGTGCTAAGTCAATCTCAGTATCAATACTAATTAACTCTACCTTTGTGAGGCTGTTGTTATTAGCATTGTAATCCTGCACCTTGTTAATATTCCACCATGAGTTATCAATGTATATCTTATCATTGAGCTTGAGAGCTTGGATATCAACCTCACTCAAGTCAAAGAATGCTATCAACATCTTACCTACGTTTATCTGATTGACAGTCCTCCTCCAATATAAGTTGTAAAGGTTGTTAGCTGTCAGTGTTGCTACCTCATAAAAATAGTAATCATTAGTGCCAAAGTTAATATCAAAGGTAGGATACAACGGGTCATTAAAGTGGCCAAGCATAGGATAGTCAGTCAAGCCTATCTCTCCTGTTGTGCCAAAATCTATGATGTCAAATGGTTGGCAAGTACCTAAGCCTCCATCGTATAAGATTCGGATGTTAGTATTAGGTGCAGCTCCATTGATTGCAGGAACATAAGCTCCGAATAATGTCTTATACACAGGGGTAGGTGAGAATAGTAGCTCCTTAGTATCTACATCCTTAACATATTCATTGTCAAAGGTATATTCTATCTGGCCGTAAATTTCTCCTGTTGCCTGAGTGTATAACACATTGGACTGATCCTCATCGGGTGCATAGGTGAGCTTGAGTTTTTTCTTAGTCACATCTGGAAGGAACATCAACTCTTGAGCTTTATCCTTCGCTAACTTTTGACTCCAATCCTTCTCAGCTCCTGAGTCATAATACTCATCTCTATGTCTTAGGATAAGGTTGTATGGATTGTCAATATCCTGCTCAACGTATAAGTTATACATCTGAAATATTGACTTAACAAAATCTGATTGCTTAATCTCTACAGGAACATATGAGTTCATGATTAGAGTACCTCCTGTAGTCTGCACGTTTTGACTTGGCAGTATCACCATAGTGATAGATGCTAAGTTAAGAACAACATTAACATCTACAGGGGTGAAGCCTCCACCTGCTGCTATCCAAATATTAGCACCGTTACTGTTAGCACTACCATAAGTCTGAGTTACCTCAACACCTATTGATAACACTTGTATGTCAGCTACATCTATAGGAACACCTACTGCACTAACTAAGGCAGGGATGCTAAGAGACTCAGCAAAGGTCAACAGAGTAGTGTTGCCTGTTGGTAATGGTGAGGCTGCAGGATAGTAAGCCACTCCACTTGTTGTGCCATACACCTTGAGGTTGCCATAACCTGCCACAATAACCTCAGCAAATACTCTATATTTATTTTTAACTATGTATCCTCCCGCGATATACTCAAGGACTGCATTACCTCCACTATTATTATCAAGGATAATGCTGCCTCCAATCTGTAACTCATAAGTATAGTGCTCACCTGCCCATGGGTCTATACTGAATGGTGAACTGTACTCTCCATTAGTAGGATTGAATAAAGATTGTGTATCCACTATCTCTGTCCATCCTGAGTCAATGTCCTCTTGGAATGTATAGTTCACACCTGTGCCCTGTACATAACTTGTGGTCCATGTGTTAGTGGCTTCCACTTTATAGTCAGTATAATCAAAGTTATTAACATCCCCATTGTAAGGTATTAACAACTTATCAAAGTGAGCATCTGTTAAACCTGCCCAAGTGTATGTAAATCCTGCCACAGCGAATATCCTATCAAAGTAAGTCTTAGCATAGATAGCAGGTTTGAACTCATTAGCTTGATAGACATTTGTTCCTGTACATACAGGCATTACATATTTATACCCATCTGCCACAGTGTTGCTGAATGTAGCTGCTATGTCAGTTGATGAGAATGCGTGATTTAAGTCTGAGAAATCTAAGTCATCAAGATTAGCATTAGTGATAGCACTAAAAAACTCAGCTCTACTATCTTTGATGAGTACAGTGTAATTAACCTCCTCCTCATAAGCATTAGTATACTGAGATTTATTAACACTCACCAACTGCAAGAGTGCATCATCTAAGATAGGCACTCCATCCTGTATCACTTGACAGCGAGTCAACGTGTTGATGTTAAAGCTACCTGCCTGAATATTCACATCATAGTAGTGTCCTAATAGCTCATGGTTGTTCTTAGTTCCTTCAAGTGTGATTGTCTTAGAGAATGTCCCCTTCCTTGCTGACAGGTCTCTAATATCTCCCACGTTAAACGTGATAGGAAAGTTAGTCTTTTCAGATACATCTAAGACTCCTGTCTCAAGTACTATCTTAACCATTGATTATGTCGTTATTAGATAACCTTACTTGTATTGACTGCTTGATTAGGTTGTTATTTCGTTGCTTAAATACCTCAAAGTTTGTATTAAGTACATTACAGCTTACATACTCAGTTGACTCAGGGATATGTATGATACATCCACTCTCATCATAGAGGTTATCTAAGTCCTCAGTAATTCGATATACTACGTTCTTAACATAGGTTTGTGGAGATGTTAACAACTGTTGAAAGTATGTACCATCTGCCTCACTCATCCAGTTAGTATTGAGGTCAAATGTCTTAACTACTTGAGTGTTGAAATTTACTTGCCCTTGTTCATAAGTTTTATACTTCCACTGAGATGAGGTAACATATCCTGGCACATCCTTATTGTATGTATCTCTTTTGATAGTTCCCTTCTCATAACTCTTAAGTTGGAAGGCAAAGCTACTCCATGAGCCCATCCTATCTAAGAATAAGATATGACTCTCTGATATCTGTATCCTCCTATCTATATTAATCCTATACTTTTGAGACTTTACAGGGTTAAACACCCCATTGCTATACCATACATCATAGTAGTCAGTAGTTCCTTTAATTAATCCTGCAGTGCCACTTACCAATGTTAATGTACCATAGTTATTAGGACCACATGGGATGCCGCTTATATATTGAGTTCCTGTTACTGATTTCCTAAATATATCACCATTGCTGTTCTCAAAATATATACGAGGATTTGTGTTGATATTAGGATCCTTCATGTTAAGGTATAAGTCCTGCCCAAGTGTACAGCTGAACGTGAACGGTTGGTCAGTGAGCCACAGTCCAGATGTGTTATCAAGAGTGTAGTCAGTCTGATCGTAGAACGGCATGTCTATCCAAGGAATAGCTCCATTGAATACATACTTATTTAATGTGTTAATCTCATTGAGGTTAATGTCCTTCCTGTTGTCAGCATACTTGATAGTACCGTTCTCAGTCGGATCAGTTACCTCTGACCATAGTGCATTGATAGTGAATGATGTTGTACCTGTCACAGCTATGACAGTGTGTAGTCCTTCCACTCCTGGATTATCCACACCTAAGTCTGCCTGTGTTATGTTGAGCTGGTCACCCACAGCAAAGGGGTGAGCAGCTGTTGGAGTTATCTCGACATTGCCGCTGTCATCTGACAATGATGCGGTATAACTCAACGTGAATATGTACTCCTCTCCTATCTTGATGTCATACTTATAGTATGAGTTAGCTGCATCATAGAAGGTTGTTATAGTTGGATTGAAGTCATAGCTTACCATGTTACTCAAGAGCTTGCTCAAGTCCTGCTCCCCATAGCCTGTGCCAAAGGTAGGCAGTGCCTTATAGTATCCTATCCTGTTGGATGTGCCTGACTCGAATACCTCAAAGATATATCGGAAGCCATCATTGTTGACATTAGTTGAGTTAACTATGAACTTGCACTCATTGTAAGCAGGAGTGAAATCTTGAGGTTCTGCTATGATTGTCATTGCCATACCTATATTGTATTTCAGTTGGCATCCTGTTAGAAGGATAGATATGAGTCATCTGTGTAATACTCCTCCTTGATGTAAGTGGCAGCATATCGGATGGCATCCATTGCATCATCCCAAAGTTTGACAGGCTCATCTGTAATGGTATCACCTATCTTTTTCCATTTGTAATTCTCATACTCCTTCTTAAGTTGAGGATGGTCTTCACATTGAACTCCAAAGGTTTTGATGTTATCTATCCCCTTCTTTACTACCTTGTTAGCATTCTCGATATAGTATCCTGCCCTATCTATCTCTGCAATGGTCTCAGGCCTTGAGTAGTCAGCTAAGATGTTGATGTGTTTCTCTATGCCTAACTGATCCATCCTTGCAATGAGGTCAGTAGTGGTGAGATAGCTCTCATATATCACAGGCTCAATGTATAAGTCCTTATCCCTCCAATAGACTCTAACTAAGGCAGTAGGGTGATTATAACCAAAGTCAAGGCCATAGACATAGTCAGTGAACTTGGATGGTCTATGCTTGACAAATGTCCAATTAGAATAGATGTTACTCTTGGAGATAGCCTTCTCCCCTAATGCATATATCTGATACTGTGCCTCATCAGTTCTCTTTAAGTCCTCAATCTGTTTCTTAATGCTATCAGGCAGGAAGGGGTTGTCCTTATACGTTGACTTAATTAGGATGCTCTCATCTGCAGGTAACTCATAGAGCCATGAGTTAGACTCAGACGGGTTGTAGTCAAAGATTAGCTTGTTCTCAGTTCTCATGTTAAGCTGAGTGAAGTCATCGTAGTACAGCTCATTAGCCTCATTGCACCATGCCATGTCTCTCTTCCTACCTCTTATCTTTTGCTCATCATCCACTGAAAAGAACTCCACTATCGAGCCATTGCTAAAAGTGTAGATGTGCTCTGATTTGTTATGGCTGTTCACATCATATATCTCAAGGCTCTTCATTATCTCAAGGAAGTCTCTCATGACTGTGGCTCTCAAGGCAGGGAAGGTTTTACGAATGATGCTGACTACCTTACCTCTGTTCTGCAGGCAGTACACTATGATTAGCTGGCATAGTGAGTAGGTCTTAGAACTCCTTGAGCCTCCCTCATTAATGATAAACCTCACATCTGAGTTGAGGGCATCATGGTTCTTTTCGAATATCACAGTACTGTTTAGCTCCATTTTAGGCAAAGGTTTGGCTATACCACTAATTAGTAGTATAGTTAATATATATCTTATAGGTTATATTACTTAATAATATTAACCTTAATCTCATTGATAGACTGACCCTGTGTTGTGATATCTTGCTTATCACCTAACCCATTAAGTCGAGCTGTCAAGTTAGGAGCTTTGTACTTGCCTGTCATGGTTCCTGATACCTGGTCAGTTTCCCATTCAGT